GGATCATATGCTGCCTTGAATACATCACGCAACAGATCATTTTTGACCTCACGTTTAAGAATTGCTTCTTTGGCAAGACGACTGTTGTCAGCAGCAAGTTCATCCAAAATTTTGAGTATGCTCACTTAAGTTCTCCATTATCATAAAATTTCTTAACACGAATCATCAACATAATTTCATTACGCAAGTCACGAAGTTGCACTAATGCTAAATCCCGATCTACATTCCAATCTTTAAATTCAGGAAACTCACTCACTTTTTTAATTTTTTCATCAATTGCTTCAAGCAATAATTCGGCATTGATCTCAGTCATTTCACAACCTCATCGTAACCATTCATTTTAAGAAACAAATCGACATTTATCTTATTCACAAAAGTCCGTGTCACAAATTCTTTTGTATAATCATTTTCAAATGTATAAACCTCATAAACGGTATTCCAACCATCGGGCATTCCATCGTCATCAAAACAGGGTTCTTGATACTCATGGACTTCGGCATAACGCCCGGATTTTGTGCAATAAAGTTTTTTCATCATGATTCCAATACCTGTTCAATGTGTTTGCAATGACCGCGAAATGTGAAACCGGGGCATGTGCAGGAATTACCCGAAACTTCTGAAATGCTCACGGTGTATTCAGCACCTTTGGAACCCGCGACTTTGTATTCCTTGACAGTCTGGTAATCGCCATGTCCGATGTATTGGTCATATTCACGATTCGGTTCCATATATTCACCTATCACTTTGAATGTACGATAACGAGGATCAAACGGCATGGGTTTGGAAAACACTTGGGGTTCTTTTTCACCACTTTTAATATACGCAACCATACTGCGTTTGTCATCAGACAGGGCATACACATGATTGGGAGTGGAGTCTTTCCACTCCGTGGTTTCTTGATAAAGTTTCATGCTACACCCAGTCGGGCAACCAGCACATCGTACAGCGAACCACCGACAACAGTACCACTGTCAGTTTTAGTGGTCATGCCAGACGGCACAAAATAAGATGCATCCAAACATTGAATTTCTTGATACCCAAATTCAGGCCGCAATTCAAACCCGCGACAGCATGTTTGCCAACCAGTCATGAACACGTTTTTCATTTACATTTCCTCCACACGATGAATCCATTATATATGAATTGTGGAAAAAATCAACACAACAGCTAACTAATTGATTTCTCGTATATATTCTTGATCGTGATCAGGCAACATATTGAATGGTATATGCGTAGTATTGCCACAATGAGGGCAAGCGACTTCGTCTTTAGATGACACGAATTTAAAACAATCAGAACAGACTAACATGTTTGATCTATTACCAATAAATTTCATTACACTATTAAATTCATGTAACATGATTATCTCTTTCCGATAAACTGTTCTGCAAATTTCTTATGGGATGGGCTGTCAAACGTGGATAACCAATTTAAAAATCGTTTAATCATTGCGTAATTCCTTAAACGAAATATTTATGTTGCTTGTGCACATTTTTAAAAATCACCATTCCACATATTGTCACTTTTAATAGTACTAAATCCCAATTCAACATATTTCATAAACATGTTTATATCTTTAAATTGATGGTCATCACTTACAATAAACACTTTATTTTCAAATAAATTTATTGCATTTTCAACATTAACTTCTTTATCTTTAGTGCAAATAACTGCATATGGCACATATACATTGACAGAATCAGTCAATTTGACAAATGATTTTACAGCATCTTCTTTTAAAATGAAGGGATTACCAGTAGAATAATTGACATTGTTTCCAAGATATTTCATTAAATCTTCTGACGGATCGACTGACGGATTAAATACAACCGCACGACCATCAAATGCTTCCGCCATCAATGAAGCCCAATACCCACCAAGACTAGTACCAACAAATAGTATTTGGTCACCTGGTTTTGAGTTAGTTTTTAAAAATGTTTTAATTTGATCGACTAAAACATCTTCATCAAACCTATATGGTATAAACGGTGCAAAAACACTTTCATAATGTTTCCGCAACTCCAAAACTTTACCAGAATTTGGCCCAGAGGCAAATCCGTGAAAATAAATTACATGTTTCATTACATTCTCCTTGATATTATCATATTATATCAATCAACAACAAATGTCAATAAATAGTGTAACTTATTGTTTTGGATGACCTTTTATCACTTTAGTGTGTTCTACGCCACTAATATCTCTATCATAATGCTCACCATCATCATGTTTCTTGATGATTTTTTTACCAGTTAGACGTTCAGCTTCTTTATGGGGTACTGTTGGCATGCCATGTTTGTCATAAATTTTTTCCATCTTATGACTTACTTCGCCCCAAGCACGTTTTTCTTTATTATCAGATTTGATTGTATCATACAATGACTGCTTAGCTGCTGCGGTACCGCTTGTTCCTGCTGCGATCATTTTACGACCATGTTTCTTTTTATACAACATTACAGAATGAGGTTTGTTGTTTTTACGATGCAGTTTCATGATTGTGTCTGGATCACGAATATCTTTTTTAATTGCTGCAGATTCTTCATCTGAACCATGCCCCAAACCACGATACCCACCGATACTCTTATAAGATGAACGAATCATATCATGAGCGTCATTAAGATGCTTTTCTTTTTCCTCTGATTTATCAGTGGTTACATAATTCTCTAACAAATATTCTTTAAATGATTGCATAAAATATCCAATTCGTAATTGAATATTTATGTCTCTACTACTTCCACTTTATCTTGAATGTTATCGGTCTTTTCAAACTGTTGAGTAGGGCAAATTAAATACTTGGTCAAAACACCATTGATATATCTACTTGATCCCAAATCAACTAAAAAATAATTAATACCTTTTACTTGAATTTGATCCATAACATTAACTTCTTGTCCATTATGTAATTTCATTTTTCTTTCATATTCTCCGCTTGCATAACACAATAATCAACAAAATTCTTTGCCATGTTTTCGTTATCAAAAAATCTTGTTGTGGTCCATTGAAACAACTTATTGTGTGCAATGACTAAAACATTGCCTTCAAACGTACTAACTTTGAATACCCAATCATTGATTTTAACGGGATCCAATGAAACAAAATTCTTTTTCTTGGATCCCGTTTTCATTTTACTCTTCAGTCAAAAATTGTTTTGTATCTGCCATAACTTTAAGATCAGGAGTTTCAGCATCATTGATCTCAATTTTCTTTGGCTTCTTTTCTTCTGGAATGAAATGTTCCAACCATACTTTGAGCATTCCATTTACCATCGAAGCATTTTTGACGATAACAGAATCAGCAAGAGTGAATTGTCTCTCAAAAGCACGTTCTGCAATGCCTTTGTAGATATATTCAGTACTTGGATCTGCTTTCACCTCACCTTTGATAAGAAGGGTATCTTCTTTCATCGTAATGTCAATATCAGACTTGCCGAACCCAGCAACAGCCATTTCAATAACATAATGTGAATCATCAACTTTCTTGACATTATAAGGCGGATATCCAACAACCTTTTGAGTTCGCTCTGCAGCTCTCTCAAGTTCATCAAACATGCGGTCGAATCCGACCCATGAATTAAGTTGTGGAAAGTTTTGAGTTGTAAAATTTAAGTTACGCATAATTGCCTCCTAAGAGCACGATTAATTTGCATTAGACCCCAATTGGGCATCTAACGATTTGAGGATCATTCCTCAAATTCTAGTTTTGTGATTCTAAATTTTTCAGATCTGGTTGCTGCATTTGTGGTGCAGCTTGTTGTTTAATAGCATTGATTAAATCAACAACTTGTACAAATGGCAACTGACCCAAACCCTGTAAAATAATATTAACTTCAGCTACAGTAAATTCAAATTTCAATGTTTGATCCATAATTATCTCCAATTATTTATGTTTATTACTTCCAATCGAGTATTTGCTCACACATGTCCACTCATTTTTATCACCAAATGCTAACACTTTAACAGTATTCATTGCAGCCTTTTGTTCTATATTTGATAAAGATACTACGTTCAAAAGACCCCAATCATTAAGCAATGATGTGATCAAATTGCGTCTTAGAATATCATCTTCTGAAAGAGTAGAAGGTTTACCGTCAAGAATAAAAAGTTCTTTAAAATGACAAATATAATATTTTCCACGTTTATGAAGAATATGGCATGATTGATATAGCTTTTTGTCTTTCCTAGAAGCGACACCAATTCTGGTCAATGTTTCTTTAATTTTTAAGAATGAATCTGGTTCATCTAAATTTACTTCCACTCCAACGGTCATCTCATTCATTTTTTGCCACCTCTCATGGTCTTATTATGTATAAATTCTAATTGCTCATTATTTAGCAATTCCAAATACGCAGTTGCCTGCGTATTATTTATACAAAAATAATCTGCGATCATGGAGATAACATCATCAGATTCTTTCTTCCTTTCCCACTTGCCGTATCTTCTCCCTTTTGGAATAGCGTTATACAAAAAAGTATACTGCATATCCTTATCAAGAAATGCATATCGATTAGTTATATTGGCAAAAAATATAGTGTCTTTTATAAAAGACAAACCTCTATTAATTATAAATGGTATGTAATCCTTAGCAACATCAAAATCTAAATCTGTCTTTTCATTTATATGTTTGATAATATCAAATGGTGAAACCTTCTTAGGTAGACTTGTATTCATACCAATGATCCTCAATTTTCACCATATTGGGACTAGTCATATCCACTTTTAAAAATCCCATTTTCCATGCTATTCCCATCATATCAACCAATTCATGATTTGTTTTCCAATTCAAACCAGAAAGTTTTATATGGTACCCAAAAATTAATGCAAGATCAGCAAATTCATACCATTTGTTTTCTGTAACATTAACAATTTCCTTGAATGCGTTTGTTACTTCCATACAATGTCATGACTCATTAAAATTTCCGTCAGAAACGCTGCGGTATTCAATTCCTGATCGGCTACAAACGATGATTGATATTGATACTGACCAATCAACAATACCAACGGTGGAATTGATTTTGGTTCCATGACTTCAGTTGCACGATTATACAATGCTCGAAATATCTGAGTTGCATCCATCTCAGCATTAGCAACCCATTTACGCATGTCATTAAACTTTTTATTCTTGAGTGCTACAATCAATTCCTTAAGTGATTCATCAGAAAAATTAGCAAGAATACCAGAATCTATTTTCCCAGAAGCGGCATATTTTTGCAATTCATTTAAACATCTACGAAAGTCTGGAAAATAATGATTGACTACTTCTGCAACAACTTTCTTATCGTAATCGACTTTTTCAAAATCAAGAATTTTAGTAACACGTTTAAAAAATTGAGATGCAAGAGATGCTTTTTCAGAACGCGGAATTTTAAAATCGATAACTGAAGCACGTGAATGTAATGGTTCAATAAGCTTATGAACAAAATTACATGTTAGAATAAGACTGTGGTTATTAGAGAATTCTTCAATAAAAGCCCGAAGTGACGCTTGGGCTGCGGGGGTTAATCCATCAGCCTCATCTAACAATGTAATCTTTTTGCTTTCTGTAAATGATACAGTGGAAGCAAATTGTTGAATCTTTGTTCTAATCGTATCGATACCAGATTCCATTGATGCATTGATTACCATGAAATCTGCACCAAGTTCATTAGCAATGCATCGAGCAAGAGTAGTTTTACCTACTCCAGCAGTGCCTGTTAAAATTAGAGTGGGGCATCTACCCTGTTTAACATATCCCTCCGCAGCATCTTTAATCGATGTGGGAAGAACACAATCCATAATATTATCTGGTCTAAATTTTTCAACCCAGACAAACTGATCTTTCACATAATGCATAATATAATCCCAGATAATTACTCAAAAGTACTCGATGCCTCCACTGCTACGAAAACCACGAGTTTCATCGCCTTAGCAGAAAATCGTGAAATTTTCTTAATGGAAATTTCAACATCGTAATCTTGACCAGCAAACAATTTCATTTTTTCTACTTTGAACAATACATTAAACTTTTCAGTTGATTTTACTTCAAGATCAATATCAAAATTATTGCCAGTTGGATTTTTTGAATCATACACTCGCGCAATAATTTTCTTACCATCACCAACAAATGCAAGATCTTCAACTGCCAAAATGCTTGCCATCTTTTGAAGTTTCGCCAACGAACCAGCACTCAATTCAAACTTGATTTCAGCTTGTGGCATAGTGATTGACTTAGTTGGTGTAGTCAAAAGTGACTCATCTGCATATACATATTTGACTTTTTGTTTCCCTTCTTTGATAGTGAGAAACTTATCATCAAGATCAAGATTGGGTTTATCAAAAGCAGAAATGACACCAAGCATTTCACTCAAATTAAAGATTGAAACCTGCTTAGTGAAATCATCATCTCCCTCATATTCAGCCATAATATCTTTTGTTGAAGACATAGTGGAAATTTTCTTACCCGGTTTGATAACCAAATTAGTATTAATAGTAGAAAAGTTTTGAAGAATAGCAAGAGTGGTTTTATTCAAATTCATAATATGGTCCTTATCAAACGTTAGAAGTCATGGGTTCAGCTACTAAAACTGCATCACTAATATCAGTATCGCTTACTGATACTGAAGGTTGCTCCGGTTGCGTCTTGGGGGTAATAATACCTGCATTCAGAAACATCATTGTTAAGAGTGATGATGGCATCGCCGGCATTGATCGAAAATTTACTTTGCTCATTCTCCCACAATGACGCTTGCCGTTCAACTCGTTGATCTCCCGAGCATTGCGTCTCCACATTTTCATTTTGTTGCGACTTGTCTTTGCCATCGTATACTCCTTCTTCACGGTTTTTAATTTCCCTATTAAGATACCAAACTGCTTTTTTAAGATCTTCTAGTGTGTCCCATTTCTTACCAGCACGAAACACATATTTCAATGCATTACCCAAACAAAAATTATAATGTTGAGTTATCTCAATTACTTCCATTCCAAATGGAGTATCAGTATAATGCTTGGGAGAATTAATCATATCACTCATTTTTCATATCCTCCATTGATTGTGCAATATCCTGCATAATTAATAATACAACATCTTGACAATTTGTGTCAAATGCTTCTAACATTCTTCGACTACAAATCATTTGGGCGATCAAAAGGCCGCGACCGACCTCTTGACGACTCATCCCTTTAATGTATTTTTCTACCAATTCATCCATTAAGAATTCCTTAGAGCAATAGTCTCTAAATTAATTACATCATTAAAAGTCAACAACCCATTAGCATAAATTACATCATCTCGAGACACAATCTTTCCTGATGTTGTGTCCCTCCAACGACGAAGTGAAGTATCGAAGTAGTATGGATATGAATCGTCTGCATATTTGGCATCACCCAAATCATCTGACTCAACTTCATCCAAACCTTCATTACCACACTCATCAACTACTGATTGAGAGTTGTAATCACGTTCTGTCAGAACTTTGCGCCAATCTGTTTCATTCATAACACCAACAACTTCATACTTGCATGTGCGACCCTTGGCATTATTGTAATCAGACGGAATTGAAACAACATCTGCAGGATTGATTTTAACCAAAACACATTTATCAGTTTCTTGCTTTGACGAACCATAATGTGCAAGATAATCCTTGCTGCAGAAATGCAAACCAGCTGAACAGGTATTTTGACGCTTATCATCAACCGCAAAGCGCGGCATCTCGACAGTTTTACCAACACTGTTATCCATTTTACCAGTATAGATGTCCATGAAATCTTCTTTTACGATCTTGTATGCAATAAAGCATCCATCAGTTGTGATGGGCAAACCAGTCGAATCAAGAAACAAGAACAATTCATCGATTGCAGTTTTGCTTGGATTCTTGTAAAGATTTTCCAAAAAATTAACAAGCGGTTGTGCAGAGAATCCATCTGCAATCATTTTGACAATACGATTAGTGATTGCATCAGCAAGCGGATACACTTGTCCGTAAAGATTTACGGTACCGATACCGTCTGTCACATCTACAAAAACACTACCAGTTGCAGAACGCTCAATGAAATTCTGCACTACAGTTTTAACATCAAGCGCCTCAGCAAATTCATATTCACCTGTTTGCACAAGATCTTTAAATTGTGCAAACCGTGAATCATCTTCAAAAACAGTAACAGAATTACCGTTGTCGATGTTAAAAAGAGTGATGCTGTTTTCACCAATAACGAATGTATAACTCATTTGAATCTCCTATTATTTGCCTACAAGTTCAAGATAATCTTTGAAATCTTTTGCCGGAATCGACCGACCATTAACATATTTCATCATCGTATATGTATCATACAAGGTTTGCGTTAATTTGTCAACAAAAGATTTATCAATTTCAATCGGTGCAATACCGAGGGTTTTTGCTATTGAAGCATAGTTGTAATAACTAAATGTGTAATCTCCTTTATCCTTAACAATTTCGCTATATTCGTCTTGAAGTTTATTCCAAATGGAATCGTTAGTTGTTCTTGTTTTAGAATGATTCTTGAATGCTGTAATTCCAGAATCATATGAATTTTGAACATTTGAATAAATCTGTTCACCTGCACATTTCTTCACATATTCTGGAGTGTGCATTTTGCTAAACATTTCAACAGCAGCCCATTCCAACGAAACAAAACCTTTAGGTGGCACATTACCACTCTTAATGCCAACAACTTCATATGTACCAGATACAAAATCTCTTAATTCTCTCCAATTTTTTTCTTGAATTGTAGATTGATTACGACCATCAGTAAATGTCACATATGCAAATTTAGTGCCAGTTTTATACTGTGACACATCTGTTTTCATCATAGAATTCGTGCGAAATGTATATACATCAGATTTGATGATCGTAGCATTTTTTGCACCAGCAGATTGACGACTCTTGCGAGGAGCTTTATCCAAACTTGAGGCATGAATCACATATGATTGCATTTCTTTCGGAAACACATTCTTTTCAATTAACAAAACAAAACGAGTGTCTTTATCATTGAAACTGTGCTTGGCGCGAGCAAACCCATCACGCACATCATTGATGACGATCTTGATTTTCTCAAGCATGCGAATCGACATACGAATATAAAAGTTTTCATCTTTTGAATTGCTATTATATTCTGAACGAATCACAATTGCATGAGATTTAAAGCAAGTAGAATTTCCGCTCAATTTCTGTGAGCGACTACCATTATAAATCTTAGGATTGAGATCAAACAAAATCTTTTTGTATGATGTTTCATTCTTTGCGATAAGAATCTTCATCTGATTAATATCATCATCGAGATTATTAATTCCGTGACGACCAGCAATTACGCTCAAAATAAAGCGTCTTGCATTATAGTCATTTAGTGAACCCTTACCAAGAACCTGCTTTTCAATTTCAAAAATTTGTTTGCGAAATTCGAATCCATCTTTTGCTGCTGACAAAAGTGCTTCCATCTTGCCAACAATTTCACTCTTGATATGTTCAAGTTTTTTGCGAATCACAGAAACAGTATGTTTTGTGTATTGGATATTTTCGCGAGACAAACTCAATTGAAGTTCGCCAATATCGAAATCAACGATCAACGGCAGTTTCAAAATATGAATAAGTGATTCATCAGACTTGAATTCTGTTTCAAGTTTAGAAATGTCAGGAACATATCCACGATGAGTTGTCACATAAACCTGATCAGTAGCTCGATACCCATTGCTATACGCTCCATCACGCAATTTCCAATTTGCGCCAGAAATCAAATACTTAATTTCAGGATATGAAACTGAATAATTTTTGATAATCGGAGTGATAGGATAATACTTGAATGCAGTTTGAATTGCATCTTTCCACACACTAAAACGATTAGGTGCTACTGGAATAACAACTTCCAACCCTGTTTCAGAAGTTTTAGTTTCACGAATTTTGGTCAATGAAGGAATGCCGTGTTCATTGATGAACACTAAAAATTCCATCGCCCTACCATTATGATAAGAAATCACATTCCAAGAATCTGTTACTGCAGCTGGTGATTTTGCACCTATGCCATAACCACCGATTTTGCTATTATCAGATGTTTTATCAGATGCACCATATACAGTAAGCAACCGATAAACATCGTGCTCTGCAAGACCTGGACCGTAATCCCTGAATTTTACAACTGGGTCAAGTGTAGTGGGTGCAACAATTTGAAACGGCTCATTGGGATTTGCATCATAGCAATTAGCGCCCAATTCATAACATACAGCCTTTTCTTTGTCAGTGTAAAGTGCGGACGACAACATGCTGAACAATTTTGCAGCATCAGTCGAAATACTAAAATCAACCGAATGTTTGACGTTAGTTTTTACTTCACGAGATTGTGTAACTTGCATTTTTTATTCCTTAAATCTTGAAAGCGATCCACTGACCATTAACGAACAGATACGCATATTCTGCCCAATTATCTTTTGCTGATTCTAAAAATTCTTCTTCATTCTTGAAGACATGATAACCAACGTCTTTTTCACCACGATCATGACCGTAATAAACACACCAATTTTCATTGGGGTTATCAAAATCTTGAGTCGATCCAATTTCTTCACGAAGTACAGAAAGATCACCGCCATTAATCAATGTGCAAACTTTCATAAAATCTTGATAATGTTCGGCAAGAATTCGACCATTGTGCTCAGGGTACCCATCCCAATGACAGTAAATTGCATAAATGCCATCTTCACATTCAACACCGATAAAAGAACGAGTGCCCATTTGCGTCTCCTTATTCAATGATTAAATTATATAAATATTCAAGGTATTTGTCAATAACTATCGTAACTCATTGATAAATAATAAAAATACCCTTCGCCGTATGGGGATACGCAAGGGTTCTAGTCATTCTACAGAAAGGAACTTCCATGACCAGCACCAATATTTATTACGTCTACGCATACATTCGCTCAAAAGACTCTGCCACTGCAAAAGCAGATACCCCTTATTATATTGGTAAAGGAAAGGGAAATCGTGCTTGGGGTAAACACGATAATGTTCCGATCCCAAAAGATAAATCTAAAATAATCATATTAGAAAATAAATTATTCAATGAAATTGCAAAAGAAATAGAAAAATGGTATATTTCTTATTATGGTAGAAAAGATTTAAAAAATGGAATTTTAGCTAATAAAACAAGTGGGGGTGATGGTTTTACTGAATGGTCAGAATATGATAGATTAAAAGCATCAAATCGTCATAAAAATAAAATCATAGTAATGAATAATGAAACCAATCAGAAAACAAGAATAGATAAAAATGAGTTTGATTCAAAAATTTTTTCATTGTTTAAAAGCGGTGGTTTTGACAATTATAATAAAACAACAAAACACACTGCTTGTGCAAAACATGTTATAACTAATGAATATTTAGGTAGAATTTCTTTAAATGATGATCGTTGGAAAACTGGTGAAATAGTTGGACTTATGAAAAATAAATCTCAGACAGAAGAACATAAAAGAAAAAATAGTGAGGGGGTTAAAGATAATTTTTGGTATTATAATCCGGAAACAAATATTGAAGTTAGAATAAAATTTCCCACGAATATTCCTATTGGTTATATTCGTGGTAGATCTAAAAAAATTAAGAAATCCTAACCTTATAATCATTATCCTGCCAATAAGACGCCCATTTGATGGCTTCAGCAACAGTGCGAAAACGTTTGGATTCAATCATCGTAGAACCAGAATATACACGAACAGTCATTTTATTTCACCTCACAAAATTGATCATACACGGACATTGCTTCTTCAAAAGACGAATCGGGAAGTGTAATGTAACCTTTACCCATAACATCAATCTCATACGAATAATGATCTTTTTGCCACAAGACAACATGAGTTTGACCAATATTTTTTGAACATATGAAGTGCGGGAACATTTGTGTTTCCTCCAATCGATGAATTCATTCTACACGGATCACATCAAAAGTCAATACATTGACTAACCTGTTGTTTTCCCTGTAAATTTTACCGTTGCTTTGCATTTTTTGCAATGATAAACCACACCTTTTTTCACTCGAGCATGTTTCAAACCCGACAGAGCATGAGTATCACAATCACATGCATATACATAGCGCTTCTGTTTTGTAGTAACGCTTGAAACATCATAGTTATGGTAAGTTGCACCTGAACCACCCATATGGTGCATCACGCGACGGAATTCCGGGCCATGATGTTGTTTTGCATAGGGAAAAAGACGAATCGTCGCCAAATGTGCGATCTCATGGATAATTGTATTTTCAAATTCTTCCCAATTATCACGGGCAATAAGTTCATTGAATCCTACGGTATGTGAGTTATATTTTGCCCAACCCGCCTTGCGACCCTTATTGAAAAACTCAACTTTCGGCGTCAAAAACGTAGCACAATTTTTGAATTTACGCACCTTATTAGTGTGCTTTTCAACAAGTACATTAATTCTTGTGCGGATTTCATTCAAAGTCATTTAAATCTCCCAAACGATGTAATCAATTATACATGCGTCTAGGAAATTTGCAACAAACAGTTTAAATCATTGATTTATCACCATTCTTGATGCACTGGTTTCAATTCTGATTTATAAAAATCATACGAATCCATGAAGTCCTGATATGCTTGAACGGATGGCACAGGTGGAGGAAAGTTTTGGAGTTCAATGAATCCTATGTTTTGAGATTCACTCCCATACCAATTTTTTCCACGAGACGACATAAAGTTGTGTGCTTCAATCAACAAGGCACGATGATCGTACTTTTTAATAACTGGTGCATCATCAACGGTAGGTGTTGATCCAACATACTTTCTATAGATTATGTCAAGCAATCTATTTTCGATTGGATCGAGTACTGCTTTCAATTCTGGAATTCGTTTAATGGGAGATGGAATATCAGAAATGTATGCTTCAGCAGCATCATGTAACAACCCATACAACGCTAAACGAGCATCACCAGTTTCTTCCCATATCATATTCGCAACAAAGATGCAATGCTGTGCTACTGAATAAGGAATCTTTGTAATGGTATGTCCCGAATATCGATTGATACGACTGATTGCCCACGCAGCATCATTCAACAGAATCAATTTTTCATCTGGTTCAGTTGGATCAACCAAAACACCCGATACGGTCTCAATTGAGAATTTGCTCATAATGGCAACTCCGACTGATAATAATTTTTGTGTGGTTCAATTTCCATTTCGTTCAACTCTTCCCACCACTCGTCTGATCCCTCATACACAGTAACCAAAAACTGATATTCTTTCATAATTTAATCTTCCTTCAAAATAGTAAAATTGTTCTTTAATTCAAATTGTATAACATTATCAGCCACGTTTGCTAATCCCTCTTTATGACTGATCACAAATACATTGGCAATATTGCTTGCTTTATATAATTCAATCATCATGTCTGATCCGGCTCCGTCTAATGGAGCATCCATCTCGTCTAAAAACATGACATTAGTATTAATTGAATTCTTTGATTTTGCCACATCGCGCCATGTCAATAACAGTGCAGCATCAATACGTCTCTTTTGCCCATCACTAAATGATTCATAGCTAAATGTGTCACGATGTCTTGATTTTATCACCTCATTGAAATTTTCGTCAAGATGGAATCCTACAAAGAAATCCAACGCATCAAGATATTTGTTGATCAACTTGTTAATCACGGGAATATACTGTTTGATAATTTTTGCTTTGATGCCATTATCCTGCAGCAATACAAAAGCAGTGTTTTGATATTGTTGCAACTCGATCATTTCTTTTTTCAATCCACTCTTTTTAATTATCGCTCTAGCATATTCTTTAAGACGTTTTGTTTCTTCATCTATATTTGTAGTATCATTCGTTGTTGTTTCAATTTGAACCTTTTTACTTTCAATCATAGCATTATTAACTATAATCAATTTATTACATTTACTGATTTCTGAATTTATGCCATTGATTTTTAATGAATATTTCTCAAATTCATCCAAGTCTTGATTGACTGTTTCAAGCTGAGTTTGAAGTTCATGTAAATCCTTCTCAAGTTCTTCAATTTTTGAATCAACAGATCCAACAATGCACTCACGATGACTGTCGTGAACAGATTGATGACAGACAGGACACTGCTCAATTCCGTGTAAAAATTCCTTTTCTTCATGATATTTCTTTATGTTTCCTTCTATACGTTTATGTAATGTTCTAAGTTCTGTTAATTTTTCAGATGCATTTTCATAAGGTTTAGCTTCTTCAGTTAAATCATTCACTGTATTCATAAATTGAACAGCACACATTTGATGTTCATCGTTTTCTTTAATCAATGCTTCAATCTCAGAAACTAACGTTGTCACTGCTTTTTGTTTTTCTTGTTTTCGAGAATTGATATGATTTTCTTGCAATTCAATTTTTTCGCGCAATGATTTTATTTCTACATCAACATCTTTAATTTGATCTTTCAACAGTTTTGATTTTTCTTTTAGCAGGTTATTCATTACAGAAAATACACGAATGTCCAATAAATCTTCAATGAATTCTCTACGTTCATGTGCTTTCAAACGCATGAACGGCGTATATGAACTAGATCCCATAATTACCACTTGAGTGAATGCACGATAATTCATTTTGACAATTTGCTGTTCAAGAACTTTTTGATAATCTCTGATACTTGGATCTTGATTCAACAATTTGTCATTTTCATAAATCTCAAATAAATTTGGTTTGATACCACGAACTATTTTGTATTTCTTTTTACCAATCTCAAATATCAATTCAACAACTAATTGCTTCAAGTTAATGGAATTAATAAGCTGTGGTTTGTTAAAGTTACGATATGGTTTTCCATATAAAGCAAAAGTAATAGCTTCAATCAATTGACTTTTACCTACTCCATTTTTACCCGTAATCAAAGTAAGATTATGAGTGTCTAATGAAATTATGATAGGTACATTTCCTGCTGACAGGAAATTTTTGTAACTAATAGATTTAAATACGATAGTCAATCAATCACCTCTAACGCTTCTGTATACAATGTGGTCATAAATGTTTTCATCTTTTCTTTTTCCAAATCAATATCAACAGATTCAATATAACTCTCAATCAATGACACGGTGTCCTCCATTTCAATATCTTCATCATCTACTGAATCAGATTCAAGATCAGACATATCTTCAACAATCTTTAAATCTGCCGGATTTGTTTGATATAGACGATCCAAAAATTTATCAAATTGATATGGATCAGTTTTACTCACTACGATCAATTTCACATAAGTATCTTTTAATCCGGAAAGATCAAATCCACGAAAATAATCTTGTGTTTGATCTTTATCATTGTAATACACCTTGTTAAATAGTGTCAATTTATTTGGAATAAATTCTAGGTCTCGTTTTGCTGTATCAAAAACATGAAACCCCTTTGTGTCACCGTAGTCAATCCAAGTCATTTCATACGGTGTTCCAACATATTTGATGTTTTTGTTTTCACTACGAGTATGAAAATGACCGGAAATAACCTGTTCAAATCTACGAAGTGATTCCATAGATAAACCGCCAGTGTGCACTTGACCTTTATGCATTTCAAACCCATCTATTTCAAAGTGTCCAAAACACCAAAGTGCACTAGATTCATTCATCATAACATCACACTCCATGTGATTTTCTAAACAAATCCACGGAACCATAAGAACATTTAATTTACCAAATTTTACTTCAGTCGGATATTCATACAATTTGATATTATCATATTCACACAGAAACAACTTAGGACTGTTTACTGATACTGAATTTCTAGTTGCAAGATCATGATTACCCAACAACGAATGAAATTCTATTTCTTTTTCCTTGAGTACATCAAAAAATCTACGCTTCCATTCATTCAAAATAACATGATTAGTAAATTTTCGAGTATCAAATAAATCACCAGTTTGAATGATCTTTGTTATCTTATGTTTATCAATGTATGGAAATAATTGTTCTTCAAAGAATCTTAACTGATGATTAGCAACAAGTTGTGATGCATTACGGGCACCGATATGTAAATCTCCAAGTATCACTGTTTTCATACTGTCCCTTTCAACAACATCAGCACAAATTCTTCTTTTGTAACCCATTCATATTTGTAATCATGACCAGATCCAAAATCTGATATATCTGTTATTCCTAAATACCCAAATTTTAACCATATAATTTTGCCAGACTTTATACACTTATGTGGCATGAATGCGAATGACATTCTCCATGTTGTAATCTCATCATTACCCATTTACTCTTCCTTAGGCATAAAACTTTCTAAATTATCTTCCTCATGTAATTGTGGAGATTTTCTACGTTTCTTTTCAGATGGCGAAATAGTGGTATCAGTATAGTTATTTTCTCTCAAAAATTCTATAAATTGATTATGATAAGAAACAATATCATCATCATGATCTTGAACATCCATTAACTCATCTAGTGGCATATCTTCAATCATTTTACCTTTAACATATGATTGTTTTTTCTCTGCTTCGATTCTTCGCAAGAAAGCATTAAATGCTATCGTCGTAATAAATGAAAATGGATTTTCTGATTTAGCAATATTGAAATTTTTAGCTGTTTTGATACAATTTTCTAATGCGTCACCAACCATATCTTCTCTATAACTGTAATTAATAAAATTTGGTCTGAATGATAATCTATGACAAATTTTCATAATTGATTCAGCAATATAATTGGGAATGGGTGGTTCATCTTTCCCTAATTCTTTAGCCTCATCTATTTTTTTATTCCATTCAACATATGCTTGATATAAATCTGCATTACATACATAATTTGGTTTTAATTTAGGTGATATTTTCTTTGTGACTGTTTCTTCCATGGTTAACTCCTTCTTCAATGTAACACTAATCCTTCTTTATGTTTATCAAGTGCTGTTTCAAATTCACTAAAATCAATTGAATCTTCTTCTAAATTATATTTACTTTTCATTGAACTAAAAACATTCTTCATTCGTTGAACCCCATCAAACATAATAGAATAATCAGATCGATCACTCATATTATCAATTACTTCTTTTTTAATTTTTGAAATTTCAGCTTGCATCAACACTGTACCATAAAATTTAATAAATTGAGGATTCAAATATCCAATAAAATATACCATATTTGTTGGAATTGAGAATTCTTCTTCAATAACATATGGAACCCATTCAGTGGCAAACATACGATCACCTAAACCATCACTTGTATCGTAATGAATTTGTAATGGTTTATGCATGATAATATGAGTGTCATTTGTTGTCAAAATCTCCGCAAACAGTGTTTCGCCGGTTTTGAGTTTCAATGCAAAAAAAGGTTTATGTGTGTTTGTCATTTTGTTACCTTTCTATAGGTACTTCTGTTATTGTATAATTAAAATCTTCTGAAGCATAAATTCTTAGTCTTTCGATAAAATGAATATAAGTAAAATTTCTTTTTGATTTCAGATTAACTATATTATCAGATATATCATAAACAGTTACTTCATTTTTATCATGTGCTTTTCTTAAACCTCTACCTAATGATTGAAGAACACGGATGACAGATTTAGTAGGAGAAGCAAAAATGATATTATGCAAACGCTTAATATTAACTCCAGTCGAAAATACTCCTACACTAGCGAGAATAATTGCATTATTAGAATTTTCAACAATGTTTCTAACTTCATCTCTAGCCTCGGCTTCTACTCCACCGTGTATATAATGAAGTCTATTTTCTGTTTTATCTGAGAGTAATTTATTTAATTCCTTACCATGTTTTTCAACTAAAGTAAATAAAATCAATGTATTACCCTTTAGTGATAATGCAAGATTGCGAATAAATTTATTGCGTTTGTCATGTGATACTAAAAAATCTATTTCACGTTGATAGTCCATAGATTTAACTAACTTCTTTGAATCATCATTATATTTGAGAACAACACATTTAATTGTCATATCTGCTAAATGACCTTCATCCATCAATTGTTTCGTTGAAGTTACTTTCGTTACTTTACCAAACAAACCTTGAATCACTAATTGATTAGTCTTTGAATTATCCAAAGATCCAGTGAATCCAAATCGATATGGAACTTCTGTTGCCTTTTCCATAATTCCTGTTAAACTAGACGCCTTTGCTAAGTGCACTTCATCGACACAAATACAATCAAATCTATTAAAATAATCTTTATGCTGTTTGTATACTGATTGCCAAGTAGTTATGTATAAAGGTTTATTGCTCAACTTTTCACGACCTGCCATGATGATATGTGAATTTGTATCTACATCCCATCCATTCACACTCGAATAATCTTTAAAATCATTCAACATCTGCAACACTAATGCTGTAGTGGGAACTACAACCATACAGTTCATTTCTTGATCAAGAATATATCTTAATACACAATATTGAATGAGTGATTTACCAGAACCTGTGGGTGATAAAATCGTAGCACGACGATCTTTTAATGAGGTGTATATCGATGCATACTGATAGTCACGAATTTGCAGTTTTACACCTTTAGAATGTATATCTAATGCATCTACGAATTTATGAACTGATTCGGGCGTTACATCATTTTTAAAATCTGGGGTTTTATATTGTTTAGAATCAACAACTTGGACAGCATAATTACAGTTTTTTGCCCATTCTTGCAGTTTTTGATATAACCCCGCATATAAGCATCTATTTTGCAAAGAAAACAGTCTTATTTTTCCGTCCCAGATTTTCATTTTGAACTTGGGAGTGAATTTAGCACCGGGTACATCAAAAGTCATATGATCGGCTAATTCTTGTAAAATACCTCTATCGTCACTATCTACATGAATATATGACTCATTGAATTTACTTACAGTTATCATGGATTAGTATACTTCATATATTCAAACAATGTCTTGAGTGTCCAATCTCGAGATTGAACTTGTTTCATAATATATTCACAAGTTGAAACTGATGCTTTGTATGCTTGTACAGATTCAAGCAAATCATTCATGTCTGAATCCATATCCAACAATTGATTCAATTCAGATGAACTTGGTTTCAATCCCTGCCATTGTGACCATCCATATTTTTGAAGATCAGATTGATCACATTCACCCCGAAAATATTTGCGTTTGCGCCATGCCATCAGATTATATTTCTTTTCTGTTGCTGCCAACTTCGCTTTGAAATATACCAAATATTCAAGATATTTACTATGCATTCTTGCAGTTTCCATCAATTCACGATTGAGATGAGAATCATCAATAACCGAGTCAATCTTCCACTCAGCAAGAACTTGTTCAATTGTTATTGCCATAACAACACCTTTATTCATTAGAATGTATATATTTTACATCAAACTGTCATTTTTGTAAAATCTTAGTGTGATCGTAAATAAATTTGACAAAATTTGACAATAATGTGAAAATGACATGTCAGTCCGGTTATGGATTGATATAGATAAGTATGTGATTACTTAACAACATATCTATCACACATGAATATAACATTGATTGAAGGATATGCTATATCGGTTTGAGTTGAATCAAATTGTAATTGTCCTAAAGTTGTAGGAAATACTTCATAGAACTCAATAGAACCAGCATCATGTAAAAGAGTACATGTTGACACTGTATCTGAATTCAATCCTTGCACAGATAAATCATACATCCATTTATAGAGTTCTTTATATCCAATCATTTCATTGTCTAAAATAAAATCAATATCAAAAGTTGAATACACCAATTTTTCACCAACTTGTTTCATATCTAAAAAAGGTGATGGTTGTTGAGCTGCATTCAATGTTATTGACGGTAAATTTATTTTGTTAGCAAATAATTGCACGTTAGGCAATTTAGTAAATGATAAACTAAATCTTGTAGTATTAATGCCTGGTGTAGGATATCCTGTAACCGGATCCCACAAATTAATTCTAGCATTTATTGTTGGTGTTATTGTCATGAAAATGTCCCATTATTTTTAAAACTGTTTCTTGATAGTAATTGATTTTCTCTCTGTTCTTGTTGATATCTTGAAAAAGCAAGTTCATCTTGATTATTAAGATAATTATTTTGTGATAGATTCATTGCATCATTTTTTGAATTTGAATATCGTGCAAGAAATCTATCTGTTACCCAAGCTCCCATAAATCCGAAAAAATACCAATCTGTAAATTTATCATTCATTACTAAATAAACAAATGCCCAAGCAGATAAAATGAATGCAGTGTTAAGTCTAACTTTTGAATCAGATTGTTTACCCGTAGTTTGATCAATGAAAAGAAGTTCGATCAAATTTACTTTACTATCAGATCTATGCAATCTAATAATAGTAACAATAAGAAAAACTAATGCCATTAAACTAGCAATAGCCCACAAATATTTTGGTGATAAGATCAGCTCAATCATAGTATAGGTTTCCTGTAAGAACATAATTGGGTACCCTTTTCACAATATTTATAGGCAAAAAAATGCCCCAATTAAGGGGCATTTTACATTACTTTTAACTCCGATTAAACGATATTTGTTACTCTAAAAATACGGAAGTAGAAGTTTGATTGTGCTGCAAGTGTAGCTGCATCACCACTCAATGGATGTGAAACAAGACCATAACGTGTCTTGAAACCAATCTTTGGTTGGAAAGTATTTGGATCAACTGCTCTCATCAACTGGAGTGGAACGTATGGGCAATAGAACAAGCCAGCATCAAAAGGTGATGTACCACGATAACCAACAACCACGAACTGATCGTTAGAACCGTTAGCCATATAAGGATCGATATAAACCTTATACTTGCTATTCAATGTACCTGCGAAGGTTGTTGATGAATCATCGATATTCAATGAACCACCATTGATTGCACTACCTGTATCCAATGCACCTGTCATTGACAATGCGGAAGCAACGTCAGCGGAGCAGAGAATAAAGTTAGCACGACCTCTACGAGTTGTCTGTGCAACACGGTTAGCTTCACGTTCGATTTGGAACATTAAACCCTTGAAGCGTTCAACAGACCAACGACCATTTGCATCAACGTCAAGGTCGAAAGTACCTGCAGTTGCTGTAGAACCAGTTTCACAACCTTGCTTTGCAATTTTGTAAACTGTACGAACAACTTCACGGTTAATATCAGCAAGGATCTCGTTTGAGAGAATATTGCTTAATTCGCCTTCTGCGTCAAGACCATGAACTGCCTTAAGGTCTTGTGCAAGTTCGATACTGTATTCTGCCTTTAAAGCACGTGACTTAGCAGTAACAGTGAACTTGTCAATGTAGAACGACATTTCTTTTGGATCAACTGTTTCAGCAGTTGCCGTAGTCATACCACCCTGATTTGAGAAATCACCAGGAGCATTAGTAGCCCATGGATCCAAACCATTGTCATCACCTTGAACTGGGTTTGTGCCCAATTGTGATAATGTACCAGCAGCGCCTGACCAACCAGCTTGAGCTTCGTTAAAGAGAGCTTCTGTACGGCTAGCAGGTGTTGCATTGTCATTATATTGTGATTTAAGTGCGAAAACAAGACCTGATGGTGCTGTCATTGGCTGAACACCACAAATATCATAAGCGATAAGTTGTGGCATAGCACGACGAACAAGACCGATCAATACTGGATCGTAACCTTTTGCAATAGAACCTGCACCACCATCAAACGCACCAATGGTTGAACCTGCTTCCATAAGTGCTTGACGTTCTTCGCGAAGAGCACGTTCTGTGTTCTCCAAAAGAACTGCTGTTGTATTGCGCTTGTGTGAATCAGAAATTTTAGCAAGATCTGAATGATCGAGAACTGGACTCCATTTCTCGTTTAATTGTTGGACATTAAGATGTTCCATAATTGTATAACTCCTTTTTGGACTTAAGAATTGAATTTAATATTTTTACCGATTGC